GACCTAATTCTGTAACGACAAGTTCTTGACATAATTCATTGATTGGAATTACAGAATCAGCTGTAAATGTTCCAATTCGCATAATTGTTTTTTCAGCTAATCCGGGCGAAGCTTGACTGCCATGTATTGGCATTAATTATCCTCCACTATATCGAGTTTCTTAGGATCAATGTCGACTGACGTTCGGCCCCTCATCATAGGAGCCATATCTTCAGAACAAGATCTCATGAAATCATCTTGTTCTTTACGCTTTTTATCCATTAGGTGTCTATCCTCAGTATGTAAACCATGAATAAACTGATGTTTAGTAGCGTATCTTTTAGTATCAGCATTAAAAAGTCTAATCAATGTCCTGTTATCTAGAGGACGATATTCCTTTTTATGTGATTGGACGGTTAGAATGTATTTACCTTGACGCCAAATTTCCCATTTACATCTTGCTGGATTCCATCTCGGTTCGAGAAGTGGATCTAATGAATTAAGTAATTCAAGAAAAGCAGAATCAACATTTCGAGGAGAGCTCACATAAGGCTTTCCATCAACATGCTTGACAATCATTCTAACCGTCCTCTCACAACTGTTACTGATTAATTCCGGTCAAACGACCGTGAACGTTGCTACGTTTCGTACCCATCTCGAAGAACCAGTACAAAGTAGCTTCATATGCAGGATAATCTGTAACTCTAGAAAGAATAGCACCATCTTCATCCATAAACTGAAGACCAGCTTGCTGATAAAGACTGATGTAGTTAAGATTGAGAAAGAAGAGATTTCCAAGGTGAGCTTCCGTGTCAGGTACAAGACCCAGACCATGGAACTCAGGTCCTTTGAAACCGCCCTTGTAATCAATCGTGTTTACAAATCGCCGATCGACTTGAAGAATAGAAGCATACTTATCACGTGCTTCATATGACCCAATAAGGATATTGGGATCCATGCCGCTCGCTTTTTGAATTGCGGTCAAAGTTGACTGCATCGCAGCTTCAGTAAGATCGCCAGAACTCGTTACAACATTCGACTGCCAACGACTATTAGTAGCAGTTGCTCGGTTAATATTTTGATAAGTACCAGTGGCACTAACCATTGCCATAAGACCTGTGATCTCAGTACTTGCATTACCAGCAATACTAACGTAATCGTTATCGAGAACTGCAGCGTCCATAGCCGCTGTTACTTCAAAAACAGTACCGCTAGTAATTGAAGCAACTTCACGAGTACCACCAGCACGAGTTACACCGGCACCATCATGGAAGTCAATGATTTGACCAACTTCAAGATACTTAGTAAGTTCAGTCGTATCGAGAGGAGCAGTCATTCCATTGTTGTCGAGGGTAACAGTAGTACCAACACCTGGATCAGCACTAAGACGACCCAACCGAGCAGTACCGTCCATGAACAACTGACGATTAATATCCTTAGGAAGATCTTCCATCATTCCTTCGGTCTCAACGTCAAGAACCGTATCATATGAACCAGCAGTATTCTTACTAGCGGTCATTGCATGGAGAGTAACCAACAGACGTCCAAATGCATAACGCATAGGAATCTGAGCTCTCACACCACGCTGATATCCAGGATTCGGGAGTGCTTGACGATCGTCGCGCATACCGATACCCCAGTTACGACCTAGCAAAATAGGACAGTATGCAAAAGATCCTGCAACGTCCTTTTCATTGCGCTCGATGTTAGCTAGGAGAACACGAGCATTATTTTTCTGTTCTTCCATACCGGGAAGGTAAAACTGCTTGAGAGCAAACTCAATTTCACCAGTTCCACCAATACCGGTATAACTGGAACCAAATCCACCAGCGGTAATAGGCATGTATTAAATTCCTTTTTCAGCCGCCTTAGCACGGGCGGCACGCCATTGAGCGTATTGCTTTTTAGCGTCATCTAAGTTTTTAGGCTTGTTAACGGTTATAGACGGCGGTACACCGTCTGCACTTCTGACTGTCGGCGGAATAGTCTTTTTGTTTTGTATATCCTTTTTAACTTTGCCCGCCTGTGGATCGAGTCCTGCCGACTTAATATCCTTAATAACATTAGCTACGATCACAGGTACCGGATTATTATCAGTTCTTAAAGCTGATTCTAACATTCTCTCAGCTAAGGGGCCGATATTTTCATCATTAAAGAATTCTTTATAATCATCTTTTGCCGTAGTAACATGCTTTTGAAATTCTTGAAAATGAAAGAATTGATCAACACGGGAAACTCGTTCATTAATAGCTTTGACACCAGTAATTAATTCTTTAACTGTTCTTGCGATACCATTTGGATCATCTTCAGGTTTTATGTCAATGAAATCTTTAATATCAACTTCAGTTTCGCCACCTGGGGTTTCTCTTACACTCCCAGGATTTATAGCCTTAAGTTGCTGTGTTAGAGCATCAACTTGTCTATTTAAAACTTTAATTTCTAGTTTTGCTGTATCAATAGATTCCTTGGACTCTGGAGTTACTTCTGGAGTTACTTTTGGAGTTACTTGAGGTTGAGTTGGAGTATGCACTTCAGCTCTGAGTGCTGCTTGATGTAATTGTGGCGGATCAAGAGGAACAGTCATAGTTTCTTGATCAGGTTGATTTACTGCATGCTGATCGCCTTCAGGCGTAACTAATTGCTTTCCATCAAATTCGCCCAGAGGTTTTCCATCCATCATTAATTTTAAACCCATTACGAAGTCATCCTATGCTCAATAATGATTTCCAAAGCATCTTCAACAGAAGTATCAGCTGTAATATGTAAACCATGAATATTTACATAAGCATCTAATTCTTCCTTCGAAGCTTCTGAAGGATCCCAATCATCAGAATCCCAAGGAGCAGCAACAGGTTCTGGTTCTTTTTCAGATTCCGGTTCTTTTGTTGATTTAGGACCTATAATTTCTTGTGTTTCTTCATCAATTTCAACATCGCTTGATTTAAGAATCTTATCTTTATAATCGTTATGTTTAATCGCTAGTTCATAAGCATTTAGAGGAACAGATTCCTCAGTTTTTCTTGCAATATGGTACGGAGTATGTCCATCCCATACCGTAATATCTTTGTCCGTCAAATTAGTAACCATGATCATAGCCATGATCAAAATCTCCTTATCCGTAATTTCCTGGTGGTTTATTTAAAGTTCCATTTGTTCCTGAACCAACCATAGTTGGTGTTCTTCTTTCTGGTCTATCTCCTCCTTGTCCTCCTGGTGTTCCTTGTTGTCCATTTTCTTCCGTCTGAGACATAGCCATTGACATGGGACTTCTCACAGGATTACCCATGATCTCCATATGTATACTAACATGAACGTCAAAGAGTTGCTTAATCGGATCAGGCAAGCCATAAAAACGTTCACTCTTCCTAAATCTATTATGCTGCTTTATATGAATAAGATGATTTTCATAGTGAGCTGGTACAATTTGCTCACCAACAGCTAAATAGATATTTTCTCTATTTGCTCTAGATACGTCAAGATTTTCTTCTTCAGATAATGCTTCTAAAGGCATAGTAGTTCGTAAGAGTTCAAAGAGCCTTGTAGTATCAGGTTGACCATTGTCATCTGTAAAGACGCCCATACCAAAAAGATCTAAGTATGTTGCTTGTAATGCCGCTCGACTTTGAGGTATAGCACTACCAGGTACAACTTTAATATTCGTTGAAATGTCACTAGCACTAAATATTACAACTTCAGCCATATCTTGGATCTTACTCGATTGAAGCATCCTAGCGCCAGAATAGAAATGCTTGGCAAATGCCAACTTACAGAGAGCTACTTTTCTTTTTGCAAATTCGTAGTTTTGGATGATCGGAGAGAGTGATGTATCATCTTGCTCCAATAGGTAGTTAATGGCGATCCCAGACTTAACACCTTGCGGAACTTTAGCTCTCGAGACTTCATGGCTTCCAGATACTGTATCCATATCAAGTCGGTTTCGCTCTGTTTCCCTCTCAACTTGTTGAGGAAGAGCCATAGCCGGAAGTATTTCAGGCGCCCTGATGCCTGTATATTCCAACACTTGACCATGAATATTTGCCACTTCCTCCTTGTCCAGATTCGCTGTCTTAGACGCAATAATCTTATTTCTACCCACAGTCGCACGATTCTGCACTAAATCTGTAATTGTCTTGTTATATTCAGCTTGAAGTGGTCGCATAGGTTCAATCGGAGAAATCGACCAGTAACGTCCAGGAGCTTCAATACATCTAAATCTGATAAAAGGAATACCACCTAGTGATCTAAGTGGCTTGATCTCATTCATTGCATCAAAAAATGGATTAGGTTCGTCATAAAGAATCCCATCCGGACCATTACCACCTGAGATAATTAAACGACCTTTAGGATTTTTTCTTGAAGGCTTCTTCCATAATTCCATGTAATATGTTAATTCTTGCGGGCGATCTGTAAGATTCTTAGCAATACCAGTACTAGCACCAATGTCAGGATTTGCCAGACCAAGCAATCTCTGTTGGAATTGATCACTAACAGCGATAGCTGACCAAGGTTCAATATTCGCTGCACGTCTGCCCCATTTTAATCTTACATCTGAAGTCTGCATAATTTTAACATGGAGTAAATCTACTGCACCCTGTCCGGTCTTAGCATGCTCTGGTACGTAAACTTCAAACGATGGAACTACATCGTCGTACACGTCGCCTTCGTTGTAATTAACAGATCTTCCACCATTACTTGTACTGAACCCCATGTCGCCAAGTTGGTCCATAGGTTCATTAGCAGCTTGTGCAAAAGAATCCATGGTCCGATCAATTTGCTCAGTTTTACCTGTATCAGGATCAAAGCCGATCTTACGGAAACAATCTCCACAAGTTAAGAACCAAAGAGCTGTAGATTGATCAAGTTCATCTTCGTTATGAATTTCTCGGAATTCATCAAGAAGAGCTTTAGAAACTGTAGCTGAATAAATATCTTCTTCTGTCCAACCTGCTGGGATCACATCCATGATAGGACGGTTCTTAACCATTTTAGCTAGAAGATTACGAATTCGAGGTTGGATTTGATTTGAAGTAATTCTGATTGAATTAGCTGGATTTTCTATTTCAGTTAACTCTCCAGAAGCTATATTATAAATAGTCCACTGGAAACCGTAATAGAATGCAAGATTAAGAAACATATTACCTTCGAAGGGTAATTTAAAGTTTCTCCATCTATTGAAGTTCTTTGAAATATCATCCCAAGCGTCTTGACGCCGGTTGATAGTAAGTCTTGACATTAATTAACTTCCTACAGGTTGATCGATTACTTGACCTGCTCTAGAATCGAGTGCATCTTGAATTTCCTTAAGCCTTTGATGCTTCTCGCGGCTATCAGTCTCGATATATGTAGGGTTAATTAGTTCGGAAAGTACATCTAATCTATTAGAAATTAATTCTACACTATTCTGGATCTTCCGTAAACGCTTATTTTGCTTTTTAATTAGATTGTTTTGCTCGATCATTTCATGATTAATACCCTTTAGTAAATTATCTTGCTTGTTTAATCTTTGCTCTAATCTCTTACTTAAAAACATGGGACCCTCTTTGGCCCCCTCCCGAAGGAGAGGGCCGATTAATTAATAACCTTTTTTCCCACCACCGCCACCTTTAGGAACAGATGGTTTCTGATGCGAGGGAATCTTACCTTGTTTACCATACCCATCGCCAGCATAATCGCTAACTTTAGGATCATAACCTGTCGTCGGACTACCGGGCATGTTCTCTCCTTTTCGCTATTGTAGCGAGAAATTCTTGTCTCTCTCTTTCAAACTCGTCCATTTTATCATACCATGATTGTGGACTTGCTCTTTGATGCATTTTATTTCTACGTACTATAGTATCCCATTTACGTTCATCTGGACTTTTAAATCCTGGCAAGCCACGTTTAATTCGTTTAAAAGGTTTAGCTTTAGTCATAAAATAGTATCTAATAACGTCTACCGTATGATCATTAGCTTTTTCAGGTTCTTCAGGTTTATTCTTAAACCGACCTCGAACCTTTGTATCTTTCCACCTATACTGTGGTACTTCATGAATAGTATTTTCGCAATTTGCAGTTATAAAGACTTTAGGTGCACCTTGTTTTTCAGTAAAAGGATTAATAAGATTCTTATGAATTTTAAAGTTATCTAACAGTAACTGAATACCAGATTTAACATCGTTGTCAGCTGGCATAAAGTGAAGATCGTAATCAGCATAAAGATCTCCAACTGAATGCATTCCTCTCTTTGGATTCTGAAGTGTCAGATTAAAGATAGCTGGATCAGCATACATAAAATCTGGACTATCAGAACTATTCATTTCTAGAACTTTTCGCGCATGCCAATCAACGGTTTGTCCCGCGGCGTAGTGCTCTTTATAGATGATATGGAATCCCTCGGGATGTACCACAAACCAGAGAACTGCCGTTGGGTTATTGGTCCCATGATCAAGAACAACTGTTCTCGGTTTCCACTCTTCAGGCGGATCGAACGGTTCGATAACGTGGTGGCGAGCATCCCACGTTGAGATAATTTGTCCAGCAAACGCCGCGGGATCCCCATAAATATACCTCTTTATCCAGTGTTCCGGGTAAGACGAGACAAGATCATCGACAAAATCGTCGGGCAAGTAGGGGTTTTCTGTAGTCGGTGCTTGAATAAATAAGTAATTGGGATCCTCTCGATGTTGTACGCACCATTTATGCCAAACCCAGTCGTGACCCTCGGGGTTAGTACTACCAAATCCAACTCTTCGAGGTACGTTGGTTCGTCTAAGGCGTGATTGGAGCATAAGAAATACATTCTCTGGTACCTCCGTCATTTCATCAATAGCAAACCATCCGAGATTCAAGGACTTAATCTTATCAGGATCCTCTAGATGCCGAAAGATTATAACCGAGCCATTCTTAAAGATCAGCTTATTCTCAGTCTTTTTAAAGTCTGCAATGACCTCGTCTGGACAGATTTGAAAGAACTCGAACATTGTAGTATCTCGAAGCTCAGGATAGGTATATCTCCCCATGAGCCCATAGTTACCGGGGTATTCGAGTGACAGCAGGAGACACTCCCAAATAAGGGCAGTTGTTTTGCCAGAACCCACGCCGCCCATATAACATTTGTACTTTGCAGGTGATTCATGATACAACTTTTGCTTCGGCAATGGCCGATAATAGTCACTTAATCTGAATTCAACTTTTGCCATTCTTCATTTTCTTAACAAGAATAAAGCAACCAGCCCATATAATTGACAGTGCCAATAAATAAAAGAGCCAGAACCTTATATCTCGTACGTTACCCTCTAGCACAAGATTGATTACACGGAAGAAGAAATGCTCAACAGCTTCAATCCCCGGAGCTAACCAACCACTTGGCTCGTCCATGATATCGTACTCCTATGAGCCATTTTGTGTCAGACGAACTCTGAACCATGCTTTGATTCCATTTATAATCTGACGCCATACTGGAGTAATCTGTGATGTAGACCGCTTGTATGTACGGATCAAATCGACTCCTCTTAATGTCCCATGAGAAATCGGCTGAAAGAATGTGGTCTCCAAGTGATAACCCTGCATTCCATGCCGGCTCAAAGATAATCGGTGGCTCTTCACAAGGTCCTTCTAGTGGTGGGAGTTGCTCAATATTAACTGTACATGGGTCTGATAAACACTCACACTTACATGTGACCTCGACCGGCACCGTGCCGTCGAGACCGATCAGTACTTTTTTCGGCTCCTGTTTGCCACAGTCATGTGCCCAGTAGCCCGTGCCCCCTCCACCCAAGAAGGCAATAATAAACGACACTATAATAATGATACGCGATTTACTCATGAACAACCCAACCCAAGAGGATCAAAACAACAGTTAATAGCACAACAGAGACCAGACGGGTGCTTTGAACACCGATATAACTCAACATCCTCAACAATGCAACTAAGAGGCCACTCACACCATCGATGACATTCATCCATACAATCTTCAGCACGTGGAACTACTTGAGCTTCAGTCCCAGAACACTGGGCAAACAAGATGCCGATCACAACAAGGACTATAGCTCCGATACCGACGTGCCAACCCTTGAGTTCAAATTTCGTCATAATCCCTCCAAATGCTCACCATCATGGTGAGTAATACAGTGATGCTGCATAGAAAGTGTTATTTCTGATTTAATAAAGTACCGCATTGCCCCCACGCCAATGCCCATGATTACGATCATAAGGCCTGCGAACTTCATCCACTCGCCGACACCAAACTTAAGTTGTTCTCCGCCATTACCATCAGACACGGTCTTGCACATTTAACCTTCCTCTGACCCTAGGATTAATGAATACTCTCTCCCACTCCGACA